ATCCAAAAGTTGATCCCTCGTCCACGCACCAAGTTCAGCCTTATCTTTTACAAATGTATTCTTCCATACAAATTTGGCGGCAAACTTCCAGGTCTTTACCTTTTGGGCGGGTGGTACCTTGAGTGGTTTATGGGTCGCGACGCATAGCATCCTACTATACAAATATCTTTTAATTTTAATATCTTAGGTTACTGTAAATGCCAAAGTTGTCGAACGCACTGTCACCAGTCTCCGGGCCACTCGAGAAAGTTCTCAAGATGCCCATCATTTTCTCGTTGATCATTCTGTATCAGGGTCTCTTCTCTGGTAACGCGATCAACATTCCGTCCAGACTGAAGTCAATGTTTAACAGTCAAACTTTCCGTTTCTTGTCATTGATGCTCATCGCGTTGTCTGCCACGTCCGATATCGAGTACGCACTCGCGTCGGTCATCATCTTCCTGACGATCATCTACGTGATGAAGACCCCGGAAGAACGCGAGAAAACTGGTTTCATTTAATTTTGTGAGTATACTCTAGAATGAAAATTCATATCATAGGTGCGGGTCCCACGGGTATGACCGTCGCGTGGGAACTCCTCAGTACAACACCGTGCGATGTGACAATTTACGATAGGAAACTCAGTGCGGGTGGTTCGTGGTGGGAACCATCTTCAGAGTATCGTGATTTACACGCACATCGCATCGTGTTTGATCGCGCGTTCATCAATACACGACATCTATTCAAAGAAATGAACATCCAATGGAATGATGTTTTTGAACCCGTGGACTATAACTACGGGTACATTTTCAAACACATGTCGTTTTCGGATTATCTCGCACTCGGATCACTCGCCTTGAAAGTTTTAGCACGTCCATGGACGTATGAAACAGTGACACTTAAAGATGCACTCGGGGATTCGATGACGACGTCTGGTAAAAAGGTGATTCAAAGACTCACCTTTCAAATGGATGGCGTTCCGTGGAATGTCATGTCGGCGTATGAATTCGTTAAAAGTTTTGATCACATGGGTTTGTCCGCCATGTATACACAACACGTTTCTGGACGCGCCATGTGCTATGCCATGCAAAAAGCACTCACGAAGAAGGATGCAAAGTTTGTCTTTAATAAAGAACTCGAGAATGTTGATTATCTCCAGAATGATTACGTCGCTACATTTAAAGATGGAACACAGATTTCCGACGGTTTGCTCGTCATGTGCATCGATAACACACCAGCGATTAAGCTCGTCAAGGAAAATTGGGGACCGAACGCGACAAAACAGATTCGTGATAGTACGTATGGATGCATCAATGTCCTTCTTGATTACACACACCCAATCAAATTAGACAACGATTTGAAAATTGCCATGGAAACGTCGTGGAACTTACAACCCGTCGTGTTATCCGACCAGAAAACGATATCGTGTGTCATTTGCGATCTCACGGATGATATTCTTAAGACTGAGCCACAGAAACTCATCGATGAAGTGATTCGTCAATTAAAGGTACCGAAACCGAAACACGCGCGGATCGGATGGGGGTCCACGTGGACCGGTAAAAAATGGACGTTTAGTCAGTCGTCGGGTGTGTTGAGTGTGCACGGACAAGTGCCATTCTTCGGTCACTCATCGAAAGTGGCGTTGTGTGGCATGATGTCTCCGAGGAGCACACCCTATTCGAGCATAGAAGCCGCCGTCGAAGTCGGTCGACAATTCTGTCACGAGACGTTTGGAACTCGCAAACCCATGTGGCCACTCACGATAACGAGACTTATAGTTATCTTGATATTAATCATATATGTTAGTCAACGGCTTCGTCCACGAACCGATGTATGAACATAACGATAAAAAGTACATGCGCGTGACCGTGACCGAATCCAAGGCACAAACCATTCGACGAATGCACGACGCGAAGATACACTTATTAAAGAACGCGCGTATCGACAATCCACTCGAAGGACGCATACTCACTATAAAAGTACCATTTCGTTACAGGAGGGTCATGTGCGAAGTCAAAGGAAGACCCGTACAATCTCTCGTAAGGAATGATGTCGTAGACATTGATGTTGAATTTATGGGTGTGTGGAACACCGGTGAATACAGTGGCTATGCGTGGAAGCTCAAATCTATTCAGTCGTCTCCTTGACTTCTTCTTCGGCTTCGGCTTCGGCTTCGGCTTCGGCTTCGGCGGCCATCGGTTGAAGCGGGACATCGACTTCATTAAGTCCAGCTTCCTTGAAACCACGGAACACACGAAGCGACCCCTCGAGACGCAAAATTTCTTGACTCATTCCATTGATCGCTTCGGTAATCTTTTGGATGTTTTCGTCCACGTTAAGAGTCGGCATTATATCGATATAAAGTTTCAAGTCTTTAAATCCATATAATGGAAACCTCTTTGACGAGGACTGGGTATCTCGTGAGTGGTGTCGATCTTTCACAAATAAAAAAACAACTCACGGTAAGACCCATAGTGAATGGTGACTTCGGACACCCTCCACCACCTTTTAAGGTATTTAAACCAGCTAAGAATGGAATCTGCGTTCCAAGATTCTTTGGAGTTGATGCATTTGGAATCCAACAGAAAGACAAACGTCCCACCCCAACCAAATCGAACGCCAAATTCGTTGGACAACTTCGAGATGCCACCCATCAGAACGCCGCACTTACTGCAGCTCTTCATGCGGGTCACGGAGTTCTTTCCCTTCCGTGTGGGTACGGTAAGACGACCGTATCCTTGGCGATAGCGTGTAAACTGGGATACAGAACCATGATCATCGTACACAAACAGTTTCTCGCCGATCAGTGGAAGGAAAGAATTCAACAATTCTGCCCGGGTGCTACGATAGGTGTGGTTCAACAGGATAAAAAGGAGGTTGACTGCGATTTCGTCATCGCGATGCTCCAGTCACTCGCACTCAAAGAATATTCATTCGCGGATTTTGAATCCATAGGTACACTCATCGTGGATGAAGCGCATCACATATGTGCTAAAGTATTCAGTCAAAGTTTATTCAAACTGTGTCCAAAACATATATTTGGACTCTCGGCGACACCTGAACGAAAAGATGGACTCACGAAAGTGCTTCATTGGTTCATGGGTCCAACGTTCTTTGCCGTTGAACGAAAGAACCAGGATCAAGTGGATGTGTTTCCAATAGAATATGAATGTGAAAACTATAAAAATCCACCACCGTGTACACGTTTCGGTAAGTTGTCTCTTCCGAATATGGTGACGATGGTCGTCGAAGATCGTCAGAGGAATATCATGCTCGTGAATCTCATTAAAAAGGCATCAGCTGGTACGAGACAACTTCTCGTGCTCAGTGAACGTCGATGGCACTGTGAAATTTTACATCAGTGTTTTCCAAAGAATTCGGGTTTGTACATGGGTGGTATGAAAGAGGTTGATCTTCAGGAATCGTCAAAAAAGAAGATTATTTTTGCCACGTTTAGCCAAGCGCACGAAGGTCTCGATATTCCAACCCTCGACACGGTCATTCTCGCGACACCTAAATCCGATATCGTACAATCCATCGGACGAATCATGCGAGAAACGAAAGGGAAAAAGAACAACCCGCACATTTACGATATTCATGATAAGTGGTCTATCATGACAGCCATGTACTATAAACGCATGAAAGTATACAGGGAAGGTGGGTTTAATATACCGAGACATGCGATCAAAGAAGAAAAACCGGATTTCCCTCAGGGAAAGTGTCTGTTTTTATAATCTGAACATAAATTAAATGTCTGGAGCATTGGTACAACTCGTGTCCAAAGGCGCGCAAGATGTTTACTTCACGACATCGGAAGGTATGTCGTTCTTTAATTTGAAGTACTCGAGACACACAAACTTTTCTCAAGCACCTAAATTCATCAAAGAGATCACGAGCAATGACACGAGCATAGTCATTCCTGTGTTCGGTGATATCATCAATGCCGTGTGGTTCGAAGGCACTGATTTACTCAATCAATTTTTTGAGTCCACGATTGACTTGTACATCGGTGGACAAAAGGTTGATTCGTATGGATATGATTATATATCTGATATATGGCAAAACTACCTCGCTGATACGTACACAAAGTCTCAAGAGATTAATAACAAGTGTTCCACGACGAATCCAAACTTTCTCCCCTTACACTTTTTCTTTTGTGATAACAATTCCTTTCTTCCATTATTAGCTCTGCAATTTCACCAAGTCGAGATACGCATTAATTTCAAGACGCCGAATGTTTCGGGTGTGAAGTGTTACGGAAACTACATCTTTCTCGACACGGCCGAACGCAAGCGTTTCACTGAAAACCGAATGGACATCATCGTTACACAAGTTCAAAACATAAAGAGACAAATCGTCTGCGACGACACTGAATATTACAGAGACAAAGCTGTCATCGCGAGGAATGAATACGATGAAGCGAATACATTACTCTTGTCACTCACGTCGGCAAATCCCGTGAACCAACCGGCGGTTGACGCGCAACAAAGTAACGTGAACGCTCTCTTTAGTGTATACACAGCCGCACAAACTAAAGCGGATTCCGATAACACGAATAATGGTGGATACAATGATATCGACATTTCACAATTTAATCATCCGGTTAAATCAATCTTTTTTGGATATACCACGAGGTCCGCCGTCGTCGAAGCCGATAGGTTTACGTTCGCGTCCGCCGATATTCAAATGAACGGAACACCCCTTTTAGAAAGTATGTCTCCGCAATATTTTCACGTGGTTCAAAATTATAATCACACGAAATTCGGAATCATTCAATACGACGAGGATCAAGAATGTCCATTTTATACGAGGTATTACGCGTATCACTTCTGTATGAACGCGTCAGACTATAAACCCACGGGAACGTGTAATTTCAGTCGTCTCGATAATGCAAAGCTCATCTTACGAAACGCCCAAAAGGGGTATGAACGATTAGAAACGGAAGAGATATCTATATATGCGATGAATTATAACATTCTACGCGTCGATAAGGGTATGGCTGGAATTCTATTTGCAAATTAAAACAAATTCCAAACATGGAAATAAAAATACGATTTACGCGTTATCCGTTGCGGCTAACACGACAACACCCAAGATAAAGGCTAAAACTAGATAATTACATTCTGTTTCTTCTGGCCCTGAAGGTTCTCGACGAGGTCTCGGTCGGTCGACCTCAACCTGATGAACCATGGGCGGATCTTCCTCGAGGGGACAGTATCCTATCATCTATGATATACTCACAGATTAATTTCGGTTTTCTTCTTTCTTCTGGTCCTCTTGGGTTTTGTCGCCGCAGAGACAGTGACTTCCTTCACTTCACCACCCGTGGATTCTCCTGAAACCGAGACGATATCGGACACGTCATCGTCTTCCTGGAGTGGTTCCGGTTCACGCGTCGTCGTCATGGGCGACGTATTCATCGGTGGTGGTGGAGGCATCATGATGCCTCCCATCAGCTTAGAGATATCGATACCCGGGCCCTGCATTTCATATTGTCCATCATCCGAAGACGGAGACGGGTTGGTATTTTGTTGTGCCGTCGATTGAACGGCCTGAACCATATTCTTCATGAGATCTGGGTTTTGTTTGATGACATCATTCATGTTTGGAAGCGCCGCTTTCATCATCGAAGAGGTCAAGTGGAACATCATCGCAGAACCACCGAGCATCATGATGAGCTTAATTTCCGGTGCAACATTGACCTTGGTTCTATACTTAACATACAGTTCCTCAAACACATTATCGTAGTCGTCCTGATTTTCCATGACGGATTCGCTCCAGCCATCGAGATGCAGTTCAAACGGATTGTATCTCTTATTCAAGAATTCAAGACCCGTGACACAGGCGATAAGCATACGCTTACTGAACTTAACAGACTGTTCAACTTCGATACTGTAGGTCACGCGCTTGACTTCAGTTCGCAATTCTTCGATTGATGAGTACGCGTTGAGTCGCTTATTCACATTGAATCCCTTCTTTTCGAGTCTCGCGAGCTTGTTCAGAATATCTGCCTTTTCTTCATCTACAGAAGTGAAACCATTCGCCGGTCGCTCTTCTTGTTCTTCTTGTTGTTCATACATACCCGCATCACCTTCGTCATCATAAAACATGGGTTCGTCTTCACCGTAATCAACTTCTTCATTTTCGTGTTTCGGGGGTGGGGCCTGTTTGTTCGGGTTCGCGAACGCGTCGATCTCTTCCTGTGGAGCAGCCCTGGGTTGAGGTCTTCTGGAAGGACCGGGTGCCGGGCGTCTCGGCATTTGCATTTTAGGGGCGGTAATATGAATTTCGTCCATGAGTGCTTGTTCATCTGCATCAAGCTTCATGACTGTCGCATTTCCTCGGTCGAGAACAATCTCTTCGTCCATCTACCCTTTAACTTGAAAGTAATCAAAAATCTTTAACGCACTTTACAAAAAAATATCAGTAAAGTATAAATGTTCAAGCTCAATCTCAATAAAGCCGACCGTGGTGCCATTATGGCTATCCTGGCCATCATCGGTACCATCTACTTGCTGTCTTTCCTGAAGTCCCGCCGAAGCGGTTACCAGGCCAGACCTATCACGATCAAGCCGAAGTCGGAAAAGTCGATCTTTGATCTTGATCACAAGCTCGAGTGTGTGGCTGGTCCTCAGAAGACCGCTGGGTATTACAGCCGATCGCTCACGCCGGGTGGTGTGTGCGGTGCACAAAAGGTTGTCCGCGACCACGGCGATTACGAAATCGCGGATGGAATCGGTGGTGTTTTAATCTAGGTGTATAATAGTAAAATGGCACTTATTACGGCGCCTTCCCCGAGTATTCCGGATATTGATTACGAATTTCACACGATCACTGTCGATAGTGTTGGTCAGGACAGTGCGAATACTTTCACGGTGTACCTGAACACTCCACTTCGAAACGTTGTACAAGCAAGACTTCTCGGTGCACATATTCACACGACAGACACCACTGAGCATTGTCATGTGTCTATCGCCGAACTCGATTCTATTTTCACGGATCGGGCATCGAAGGATCCACCACAATCTGTTGCGTCACAGCCAGCGCTTTCTGTTTTGAGAAACTCGTTTGCGTCGATTATTAGTAAATCAAACGTTCATTCGGGTGCGAATGATTTGATTGTGTTCAGAGATAACTACCCCATTGTTACGCAGTATATCGATCCAATCAACACGATCGATCGACTCACGGTGACGATTCGTGACCAAAATGGTGACACTATTGAGGATGGTGCCACAGGCGATAATTTTTTAATCATTCGATTTGTATGCAGGAAACCCAATATGCGGAGCTTTTAGACAAAAATAACATCCAGGTAATGTAAATGTCTTCTGGTATCGTTCAACTCATCGCGATTGGCGCACAAGATGAACATATTATGGGCGAACCGGAGGTCTCGTTTTTTAATTCTTCTTTTAAGAGGCACTCCAACTTTTCACAATCCCTCGAACAACAAACCATACAGGGAGCTGTGAATAGTAACTCTATGTCGACCATCCGTTTCGAGAAAACGGGTGATCTTTTGGGATATGTGTATCTCACGATTGATGATCACACACAATCCCTCGATTCGCTGAACTGGACGACCCTCATTGAAAGCGTTGAGCTTTTAGTGGGAGGCCACGTCATCGATACACAAGATTCGATCTTTTGTGAAAAGATTGCCATTGATACGTTTGCAAATAACGTGTCTAAATCTTCAAATGGACCACACCCAGGTTTAAGCTCGCGATCATATTTCTATCCGCTGCGTTTCTTCTTTTGCGAAAGTCCTCAGAGTGCGATTCCCTTGTGTGCGTTGCAATATCACAACGTCGAGGTGCGTATTCGATGGGGTCCGGATGCAAAGTTATACAACTGGGAAGCGTTTGCTAATTACTATTATTTAGACAACGATGAACGCGCGACCATGGCTTCACAGAGTCATAACATTCTCATTCACCAAGTACAAAAGAATATTCCTTCCGGTGAACTCATTCATGAGCTTAGCTTTAATCACCCAGTCAAGTATATCGCGTGTTCGAACACAAGCTATACGAGTGCGTTGACATCCGCATCAAATAAGGTGAAAATAAGTATTAATGGCACGGATATCGGTGTATATAAGTGGGCGAGGCCACATTACATCGATGTTTCTTCATTTTATCACACGAATTACGTGACGTCGCCCGATATCTTCTTACATTGTTTCTGTCTCACGACGAGTCTCCTACAACCCACAGGAACGCTCAATTTCAGTCGTTTAGATTCAGCAATGATACATAGCGAAACCTTACCAATAAACGACCCAATTTATGCGGTAAATTACAATATCCTCAGAATAAACAATGGTATGGCTGGTCT